ATCCAGTCGACGAGGCGGAGGTGATACCGATCGTCGATCTCGGGATCGACGGCGAAGTTGATGCGCTGGTACGTGATCGTCCCGGTGGCGGGCGATGCAGGCGTGCCGCTTACCGTGAACGTGATCGTCGAGTAATCGACGACGGTGATCGCGAACGAGCCGTTGTACTCGGCCTGATTTGCACCGGCGATGCCGATGTACTGGCCGGTGACCAGCGAGAGGTTCGGCGCCGTCAACACGGCCGTCGCGGTCGAGCCGGAGCGCGTGATGCTGGAGATCGCGAGCGCGGTATCGAGCGAGGCGAGCTGCATCGGCGCCATCGGCTGGCGCACGACGATCAGGTTCAGCGTGTCGTCGGCGTCGGGCTTGTCGACGAGGCGCAGCTTGTGGTTCTCGACGGGCGCCCAGCACTGCGGCGTCGTCGCTTGGTTGGACTCCCACCCCGGGTAGTGCAGGTCGAGATCGCGCGGGTTGATCTTCGCGAGCTTCAGATCCTGCGACGCCAGCTTCGCGCGCCGGATGAAGAGCACGCGCGGGTCCACGGCGTAGATCGCGGTGCCGGCGACGACGGGGATCTGGCAGACCGCGGTCGTCGTCTCGTCGAGGAGCAGGCGACTGCGCCGGCACGCCTCGATCTGCGCCTCATTGGCGACGCGGATCGCGAACGCATCCGACCACAGGTACTCGGCCTCGACGTCGTCGGCGAGCTCGCGGAAGACGTCGATGATGTCTTGCAGTGTCATGGGGTCAGGATCCGGTTGACGGTCTCACGGCCGACGTAGGCCGCTTGGATCGCATCCCAGACGGCGGCGGGTCGGACGTTGAACGCGCACATGGCCGCGTGCGACTGCTCTTCGCGCGGACAGAATTCGCTCGTGTAGTGGAGCTGGTGGCACGGGTAGCACGGGACGTCGTCCGCATGCAGGCTCGTGGTGTTCGTCCAGTCGCGTGACAGGTTCGTGACGCTGCTGTGACTGAGGATCAGGATCTTCGGCATCGACTCGAAGGCGACGCCGTTCATCACGCCGGTCTCGGGTCCGATCACCATGTCGCACTGCTTGGCGAGCGCGAGCGTCTTGCGGATCTCCAGCTCGCCGGACAGCGCGTGGACGCGGGGCTCGTTCTCCCAGCCCACCTCAAGGATCTGGCACGCGTAGTCGCCGACGAGCAGCACGTGCGCGTGCGAGATCTCGGTGAGCAGGCGCGCGATCACTGCGTCCATGTGGGGATAGGACTTGTGCGTCGAGCTGCCAGACAGCGCCCACATGATCACGAACGGACGCTTGCCCACCATGCCGAGCTGGAGACCCTTGTTCTGCTGGTCGGCAATGTCAGCGATGCGGTTGCGCGCCCACGAGCGCTCTTCCGCGGTCTCGTGGAAGTGGTACTCGGGGAAGAACGGGAGCTCGGCCAGCTTCGCCGTGAACTCCATGTAGTTGTGGTCGCACATCTCGTGACGCAATGCGTGCGGCCAGCGGTGGTCCGAGCGGCCGGGCAGCTTGATCAGCGCGCCCTCGACGCTCTCGCACAGATTGATGAACCGATCGAACCGCAGCGTCTGCACCTTCCAGAACTCGTGCAGCTCGTGGTTCGGCACCTGATCCTTGTCCTGCACGAAGAACGCGTCGATGCGCGGGTCGGCTTTCAGGATCTCGTGGCCGCTGGGCTCGCACATCCACGTGACGTGGTAGCCCTGACGCTTGAGCTCATCGAGGATCGACGTCGACTGGATCGTGTCGCCGATCGCGCCGTAGCGGACGACGCATGCAGTCTTCGTGCCCTCGGGCGCGGACGCCGTGCTCACGGACTCGAAGCGATCTCCGGTGAGCTGGAAGACCTTGAGGCAGCCGACCTTGCGCTCGATCACGAAGTAGCCGCCGTCCTTCAGCAGCTTCGACGCAATGTCTTCGGCCGCTGACATCGGGACGTCGACACGCTTGAACACGTAGTCGAGCACGTGCGGCTTGATCGACTTGATCGTGTCGGCCCATTCGTGGACCGAGAGTTCCGGCTGCACGTCAGGCGTGATGGTCTCGTCGCCGTGCAGTCGGACGCCAATGAAATGCGGGAACGCCTTCTCGGGCCCGTGACCGAGCTCGATGCCGGCGCCCCGCGTGAACGGGACGATGTTGTACCGCACCCCCGCTGGTGCCCCTCCTCCAGAGCGCAGCATCAGCTTGAGAGCTGCGCTGCGAGTTGCGCGTCCGCGGGTGCCGGCGCCTTGGTCACCGCGGTCGGGGTGACGCCGGCCGGGGCCGGTGCCGCCTTCGCTACTGGCTTCACGACGCGCAGCGGCTTGTCGCCGATGAGCACGCCGTTGCTGTCGTAGAACATGCCGTCCTGTTCGAACGATGCTCCGTTCGCGGCCCCGTAGATGAGGCCGTGCGGCTTGGTTTTGTCGAGACTCATGCTCCCCCTCCTCGCTTACTTGTCGTCCGCGTCGGGCGCGAACTGGTTGTCGGGCACGTTGTCGTCGGCCGCGTCGCTGCCGGTGCCGCTCATGCGACCCATGCTGGCCGTCGCGTCGCAGATCGCCGGACATGCGCCGCCACCGCTGACGCGGTTGAAGTCGTCGCTGTGCGGAGTGTTGTTCCACGGGTCATCGGACTTCGCGTCGATCTTCCCGTAGGAGAGCGTCTCGTCGACACCGGGCAGCGAGATCGAGCCGTTGAGGCCCGTCTTGTTGCCGCGGTTCGGCAGGTCGCCGGTGTCGCCTTGCAGTTCCCCGCTCGGCACGTAGAGTTCGTCGAACTTGCCCATCGTTGTTGCTCCTTCAGCGGGCCATGCCTTGCGGCCGGCCACAAACGCCACCGAAGGTGGCAGGGTCTCCGACGGTGTTCTCGCCGGTGATTTGGGGATCCCAGTTCGGCGTGCGTTCGCACGCGTCGCTGGCGAAGCCGCGCTTGAGCGAGGCCGCGTCGGTGCCCGGGACTTCCGCGATCGAGCCGCCGGCGTTGGCCGAGGCCGTGCCGTCCGGCAGTACCGGGGAATCGTTGAGGTTCAGGTTGGCGTCGCCGCTCATGGCGTCTCCGTGTGAATTCGTTGGTCGTGCAAAAGAAAACCCCGAGCGAGTTGCCCCGCCCGGGGTTCGGACTACTGCGACGCGATGCTCTGCGTCAGTGGGTTAGAACAGCGAGTCCCACTTGAGGATGCGAGCCTGCGCTTGGTCGGTCTGGACGATGCCGAAGCCGCCGAGGTAGTACCACGCAACGCCCCGCGAACGACCGTAGTCGGACGGGATTGCGCCGCGCATTTCCTCGGGAACCGCGATCCCTTCGGCGACAGTGTCGGCACCGAAGAAATACGCCCAGTTGGACTTACCAAGGTTCCAGACCGTGCCGGTCTTGGCGACGCCCTTCTTGATGTTCGTCTGCTCGACGTAGCGGACGCCCTCGAAGCGACCGGCCTCACCGTTGAGGATGAGACGGAAGCCAGCGTCGACGTACTTGTAGACGCCTTCGAGGTCGTTCTTCAGCGGACGGAACGTCGACGGATGCGCGAGCGCAACGTAGTCGTCGTTGATGTAGGGCGGGATGTTCCGTTCCTTCATCAGGTCGACGATCGTCTTGACGTGTTCCTTGCCAAGCGCGACGTTGTTGGTGCCCGTGACCGTGCCGTTCGTGTACAGCGTGACAGCGACGGTGTCGGTGCCGGCCGTCGGAATGACGCGCAGCGGGGTCGCATCGAATTGCGCTTCCGCAGCAATGTCGAACGCCTTCTTCGCGTCGTTCTTCAGAACCTTGTTGATGATTTCCATCACCGGCTGCTTCGACAGGTCGTCGAGCTTGCCCGTGTACGGAACCGCGTTGGCGAATTCGCCGATCGTCATCGTGCCTTGGACGATCGTGAAGTTCGACACGGGAACCGTGTTGGATTCCAGCACCGTGGTGCCCTGCGTGGCGATGTCCGAAAACACGTTCCAATGGAACGTCGCGCCACGATGTTTGCCCTGCACTGCGGCGTCCTTCACGTCAGCGAACTGGCGGAACTTCACCATCGGCTGTACGGCCATCCGAAGGACGTCCGACAGCGTTTCGCTGAACATGTAGCCGCCGAGCGAGTTGGTTGCCCAAATCTGACCGCTCATTGCGAGATACTCCTGAGAGAGTTGTGACCGGCG